AGATTCAAGTGCATTTTCTGAAGCTTGTGCAAAAGAGGTCTCTATGTTTGACTTAAGGTTATTAAGTTGGGCTATTGCAGATTGGTTAAATTCTTCCAAAGCTTTATCAGTGGCACCTTTTTGAGCTAATAATTTATCAAATTTACTTATAAACTCATCCATACTTTTGGACGCTTTTAATATTTCTGCATCGGCTTTACCAAATCCAAATCTAGATTTTAAGGACATAAAATCTCCACCTAAGGCTTCTTTCAATGCAAATCCAGCTCCCTCTAAACCTTGGGTTGGATCTAAGAACGCTAATTTTTCAGCTGTTTTATTTAAATCCATAAGTTTGTCTGTATTCTTTGTAAATTGAATAAAGCTTCTAGTTATAGTATTAAATTCTTTTAATCCATATACACTCTCATTTGCATATTTGTTAAGATTCCCAAAGAAAGCTTTCCCTATATCTTTGTTACCTAACATTCCACTTATGGTAATTAATTGTTGTTCTAGCCTTGCTCCTCCACCTATAGTTAGGTCTATTCCTTTTTTAGCAGTTTGAAATCCTAAATAAGCACCTATAAGATTTTTTATCTTACTTGTTAGCACATTCGCTTCACCAGAACCCTTGTTAAAAGATTCATTTAATTTTTCTTGATTATTTTTAGATTTATCTTGTGTGTTAGCCAATTCTTGTAATCCAGCAGAAGCTCTTTGAATTGCTCCTCTTGCAGTATTTAAAGTATTTGTTATTCTTATATCTTTGTTAGCTGAATTATTTAAATTATCCATAGCACTTATAGTTAAATTTAAAGCCTGTGTAACTTGTTGAAGTGGACTTGTCATCTGGTCAAACATTTTTAAACTTGCTGATACGGTTGCCACTTTACCACCTCTTTTTTCAAAAAATAAAAGCACTCCATTCTTAGAGTGCTTTAGCTCCATTAGTCAATTGACTAATTACGTTATAGGGATATTCTTGATTTTCCATAACTAAAGTGTAGCTTTTATTACCAACTTGAAAACCTATCCCATTAATATATAATTTCATCGATGTCAATTTAGATAATGGAAATTCGAATCCGTTTTCTATAGACGTAAAAATTACCCTTTGATTTGTTACGAATATGTTTCCTTCATATGAATATTCTACATCCTCCCTTATAGGAGTGGATTTTCCTGCACCAGTTCTATATGATAAACCTTTCGTAATTCTTATGCTTATACCAGATGATTTTCCTGTATAACCAACAGTTTCAGTTCTATTTATAACTCTTCTAGCCATATCTCCATAATAACAACTTTCATTAGTTTTACAAATAAAATCATTAGTATTTATAGTTACTAATTCACCTCTGTCTATAATTTTAAGCTCTTCCTCACTTATGTATGGGTTATAGTATTCGTTAGCTATTTCATTATTGGATAGTTTACATCTTTTTATAAGAATTTTTAATATTAATAGAGATAAAATCATAAATATGATTAAAGTAAATCCACTACTTATATATCTGTCTTTAAATAAAAATATACTAGAAACAAAGCTAACTATTGCTATAGACCCACAAAAAAACATACCTAAATAATATATAATTTTTCTCATACTATCCCCCACTTAAATATTAAATTATTTTAATAATAGCAAATAATGGGGTTTATTTCAATATTATCTTCTTCTTTTAGCTTTATCCATTTGTTTCTTTTCGTTTTCTATATGCAAATCAATGCTAGCATATATAAAAGCTCTTTCTCTTCTATCTATTGGATCTAACGGAGATTTACCAACTAATACTCCTGGTCTAATCTTTAATCTATGGAGGGCATAGTGAGCATAATTAGCTTCACCATCCCCTCCCTTGATTAGTTTTTTCCTTCTTCTACTAACTCCTGTATTCCTTTATCGTAGCCGTTTATTTCACTTACAACACTACCCCATTCCATGTATTCGCCATCACTCATTTTAGACTTCATAGCCTTAAGTAATTGTTCAGCTCCCATAACACCCCATGCCTTTTGCAACTCTGCATTTTTTAAGTCTGGGTAAACAGTAGTTTCTATTATTTGATTAGCTATAAATTTATCTTGATCAGTTTCACTCATTTTTTGACCTTTAACTATTGTTATCTTTTTACACTTTTTTCTGAGTTCGTCTCCTTTATCAGCACTTATAGGCTTAAACTTCATCTTTTTCTTTTTGCCACCTATGGTTATTTCTCTTTCTATTTCTTCTACCTCTTCAAAAGAATCCATTAAAAAATCTTCAAAATTATTCATTATATACTCCTCCTATTAACCTAATACTGGTTTATTAAATTTATCTAATAAATCTACATCTTCAAATGTAAATGACATTTCTTCTTCTAAAACTTCACTTTCAACATCAAACATTGCCATGTTGACCTTATCTAAATTACATTGTTTTAATACTACTGTTTGCTTACCTAGTGCACTTGTAGGATCCTCATTTGTAACAGTCATATCAAAATAGACATCTATTCCATCTTTCATATATTTAAGCATTAAATCTCTAAATAAAGATGTAGCATAATACACTGTAAGCGTTCCTGTTCCCTTCCAACCTGCAGCTTTATTTTGAGTTCCTCTATGTCCTAAAGTTTTTACTTCTGTTTTAAGTTTCTCTACTTCTGATTCAACCTTCTTTGCATAAAACAATTCTTCATTTCTACCTTCAATAGTTATATAAGCTCTAGCTTCTTGTCCACTAATAGTATCTTCTGCTTTAAAGAATCCCATTTACTATTCCACCTCCACATCCATATATAGTTTTTCCATAGCATCTATTGGTTGTACCCCAACTCTAGCTACTACAGAATCTTTATCTTGTCCTCTTTTAATTTCAACATCCTCTGGTACAACATTCTCAAGTGCTCCAATTCCTTGTAGTTGTTCTAAAAATTTAATTACATCCTTTTTATACAAATTTCTTCCATCTTCACTATTATTACCTTTACCAATGTAGCTAGTTTCCCATAATAACCTAGTGCCATTATTTACTTCAAAAAGTGTACGAACCACTCTATTTTTTCTATAATCTTTTCCTTTATCTTCTGTAAAACTTTTAAATGTATTAATATCCTGTTCTATTACTACTTTTCTATTACTAATAGTAAAGACTATTTCTCCGTTTAATAAAGCTTCTTCTATTTCCCTGTTGGTGTATTTAGTATCTACATCAATAGCACCTGGATATTCTAAGTAAGTATTTGATTGATTTACATTTGCTCCAGCAGTAGCTCCAGTTACAAATGCAACTGCTTGATTGGATTTTATTACTGTATTATCACTTAAAATTACACCATTTTTAACAGTAATAACATTTTCACTATCAGCTTCAGGATAATTTTCTAGTATCAACTGCACCTGTCTACCATCTTCTTTAAGTCTCTTTATAAATGTAGTTGCCACTGCTTTTATAGTAGGATCTTTAGTTGGAATACCAATAGCATGAAATTCATAAGGTTCTATAACTGATAAATAATCAGTATATCCTTGATTGGTAACAGTACCATCAGCTCCACCTTTAAGTGGTAATCCAGCAGAGGTTTTTAATTCTCCAGTTCCTTTAAAATCAACATAATCATTAGGCTTCAAATCTTCTATAGTTCTAACTAATTGCTTATCTATCTTATTTCCTTCAAATATAGTTATAACTTCAAAACTTCCTGTGAAATCTATACTGTTTTGAATTACTATAGTAATATTATTTCCTTTTGTTCCAGTATATTTAGCATTTATAGTTAATCCTTCCAATGTAGCAGTAGCTTTAATTCCTTCATTAAGTCTATATAAAAGCAATGTTTTAGCTTTCTTTAATACTTCTCTAATAAGTAATGCACTTTCATCAGCTATATTGATACCTAGTACTTTAGATAAATCATCATCAGCGTGTATTGTTATAATTTCTTTTTCAGGTCCCCATGGTAGCTCTAATGGTAGAGTTGCAATTCCTCTTTCTCCTATTGGCGTTTGCCCTTGCTTTTTAGACTTAAAATTTATATAAGCCCCTGGTCTAATTTTATTTTGTCTTTCCCAAGTTCCACCAGCCATACTATTTCACCTCTTTCTTATTAAAGTCTTCTAAGAGTTTATTTACTTCTTTTAAGCTATACTGTTCATCTTTTAATAAAGCTTTAAGTACATCTATTTCTATTACTGTAAACTGTTTTGAATTTACTATTTGTTCTTTGGTAAATTTAATTTCTTGTTCTTTATCTACCATTTAAATATACCTCCTGTTTCAATTTATTCATTTTAGGAGCTTCTTCAATCTCTTTTAAAACATGATAATTAAATTGCAACATGAAGTGTAAAACTCCATCTATAACCTCATGTGTCATTTCATTAGACCTATACAAACTATTATTTACTTTTATATATTCAAGCACCTCATAAAGCTTATCAGCTATATCATTACAATCTGAATTAATATCTTCCTTATCACTAAAATAATGAATGTTGAATGATATATTTTTCTTATACCTAACGTTGATCTCTTTATCTTGACCTGAACTTAAAACCTTAACAAAAAAACAAGGTTCTTCAAAACCTTGTTCAATCTCTTCACCATATATATTTATGTTAGGAAATTCTTTATCCAATGTTTGATTAATTCCTATCCTTAAATCATTTATATTTGCTATATTATCACTTCCCTTAAGCTCTACCATTAAGTATTTGATTTAATAATTCTACTTGTTTTCTTTCTAAAAACTTAGGTAACTGCCTTTCAATTTCTTGCATTGATATTGTAGCCATAAATCTACCTTCAACCCAGCCTTTATGATTTTTAGTTCTATGCCCATACTCGACATAAGAAGCATAATCCACATTATTAAATATCTCCACTGCATAAGAATCACCTTGCTTTACTACATTTCCCACTTGCCAGTTACGTCTTAAATGCCCTCCTGTTTTAGAGCTACTAGTTGTAAAACTTACCTCTTTACCATCCTTAGTTGTAAAGGACACTTGATTACTATAAACACCTATTGGAGTTCTCTTTTTAATCTTTCTTTCAGCTCTAAATGCCATCTCCAATAAAAATTCTCTTATCCATCTTTCAATTACCCTTTCATCAAGTGCCTTTTGAAAACTCTTGGCCATCTTCTTAAAATCAGAGTAATCAAAACTCGCTAATCTAGCCATTAAGCTTTATCCTCTTTATTTAAAATAACTTCCTGATGTGTATAATAAGGAAATCCTTCTCCAGCTTTATATTTAGTTATAATTCCAAATTGGTTAGTAATTTCTATTTCATCACCTTGTTTAATCTCTAATTCAGGGACAATAAAAAGCTTAAGTTCATAATTTATATTATTTGTTGTATCACTTTGATTATTTTTACTTAGACTTTGTTTTGATACTTTACAAGATTGCTTTTCATACCTAGGAATTGGATTAATACCTGTTTTAGTTTCTTTAGTTACTGGATCTTTATATTTTTCATACCCATAAATATTACAAGTGCAATCATACAGGCTTTCAATAGCTTTTCTTGCTTGCTTTCTAGCCTTTTCTATACCTTTAAGCATATTACCAAACCAACTTTCTATATTTATGAAGTTTAGCTTTATAGTCTTTTACTAGGCTATCCTTAAATTCAGCATTAGCAGTTCTATAGCTTATAGAAGTATCCCCTTCACTTATAGAGGAAATGGAACCTAAAGGATTCTCTTCTTCCCCTAGGTTATCATTTCTATATATATCTATAGACATTCTTAAAATAGTATTATTTAATTCTTCTGGGATTTCTTTTATGTGACAATAATTCCTTATTGTTTGTTCAGCATCCTCTATTGCGAATTGCAATAAAAAATCCTTGGAGTCATCATCCAAGGATATACCTAAAAGCTTTTTTAATTTTTCTAATTGAGTCATTAAACTCACATCCAATCTATTAACCTCTTGAAATAATTCTAGCTATTGCAATAGCTTTATGATCTATATATTGTTTAGCACTTCCTGAACCTCCATCATTAACAAGCTCCCAGTTAGCACCATTAGCAAGTTCTTCATCTGTTGGTGATAATGTTGTTTGGGATTTCTTTATATAAGAAATTCCATAAGGAGCAAAACATTTTCTTTGTCTAGAATAAAGCGTATCTTGTCCTCCGTTAGTTTTTGGATCTCTTGACATTTCATACGGAACTTTAGCACCAATATTCTCATAGTCAAAAGCTCCATCACCTAATACATAAGTTGTATATTTTGTATATGCTTCTATATCACCAGTTTTAGGCACTTCTTCTATTGGCATTGAATCATCAATTAAAACAGTTCTTCCGTTCCATGTTGCAAGTTGTAATTCTCTTTCAATACCTGTTTCATCTGTATATTTAAGATATGATAGTAATTTAAGGTTCTCTAAATTAGTAGCAACGGCACTATGCATAATAGCTAGGGTAAATTTAGATTTATTATCACCGCTAGCCTTTTGAATAGCTGTATTTAATGTAGTTGATCCTACAACATTTTTATCATCTGCTAATGTTGTTATATCTAATGTATGGTTATTAACGAACTCTAAATTTTTAGCACCTGTCATTGAGTATATACCTTTAATATTGATAATAATGTGCCTTGATCTATATCATCCCAATATTCTCCCACTTGATTTCCTACATTATCCATGAAGTTTACTCCACCAGTTATATCTTCTGAAAAGTCACTTTCTACCCATGCCTTAGCTCTACCAACGACTACAACACCTCTTTCAAATGTAGTTGTGCTTGTAGCTGTAATATCTGTTTGTCCATCATAATTTAATGCGTCACCATCAATACGACCATACATAGGTAATACTGCATACGCAGTTCCTGTTTGTGAACTAAAAGCATTTTTAATTTCTGCATTTCCTTTTAATGCTCTTGATTTTAATAATTCATTTTTCTTTAATTTTGGTACTCTTTCTACATAGGCTCCAAACGCTTGTGGATTAAAACTTTTTGAATCAAATTTTGCCATATTATATTCCCTCTTTCTTTATTTAAATTTGTACATTAGGATTTTCTTCTAGATATTTGCATAATTCAGTATAAGACATTTTACTTGTATCTTTTGGTACTGGATCTTTTATTGAATTATCAGTAGGTTCTACTCCTGAAAACTTAGGTTTTTGTTCTTCTGCAAATAAATAACTATCACTCTTTTTAAGTGCTTCTATTTGTTCTGAAAGTCCTAAAACATTTTCACCTTCTAATTTAATGCCTTCTAAATTTAAAAGAGCTTTAACAGCCTTTGTATTTCTTACATTAGCACCTTTTAAAGCTCCTTCTAATGCATAATTAAATTGCATATCCTGTATTTTCTTTTCATAGTCTTTAACCTTAGTTTCATAATCTGTAACCTTGGTTTGAAGTTCTTCATTATCTTTATTACTTTTCTTTAAATCAGTAATAGTTGTGTTAGCATTTTTAAGCTGCTCATCTAAAGCATCAAATTTATCTTTAGTAATATATTGCTTACTATCTACTAAATCAACATCCTTGTATTTAGTTTGTAGTTCTTCTGGTATTTGAGAATAAGCTTCTCCTAAAATTTCACTTAATTTTGGCATATTATTTACTCCCTTCTTTTATTTATTTTTAGTTCCTAATACATTTCTTTCTATCCTGTCCTCAACACGTCTATTAAGCCACATTAAAGCTTCTTCTATGTGGCTTAACGCACAGGCATTTTCTCTGCTTGAATAAGGTCCAGCTTGGAAACATTGTAATCTATGCCTTACTATCTCTAATAGATCTTCATTAGCTACACCAGGCACACTTCCTTCTTCTTTTCTTGCACCATTTTGAAATTGAATACAACCCACAGTTTGAGCTTTATCGGCTGTAGTAATCAAATAAGCGTGATTAGCACCACCATTTCCCTCCTCATCATGCGGGTAAACATTGTTCAAATTTTCTCTTTTTTGAATAGTATTTAATTTGTACATTTATATCATTCCTTTCTTTTAGATAAAATAAAAAGCCTTATTTCTAAGACTTACCCTTCTTTTCATTCATGCAATTAATTTCTTTTGTAACATCCATAATAAGCTTTAATTCTCCTATTCATATATACCTTTAACAGCATTTTCTAACTCCCTTTTCATATATTTCTCAAGCTTCTTAATCAATTCATCAATATCAACTTTTTTTGTAGCTCCATCATTAATTTGTATTGTTGGAGTTAAAGTAATAAATTTCGCGTCACGTTTAAAATGCTTACACTCAATTTTAAAATTGTTCCACATAAAATTCCAATCTTCTAATGGTATTTTATTATTAACAAATTTACAAACTTTATAATGAATACATTTAGTACAATTAGATTGTTCCATTCAATATCACCTCATTTTTAGGCATAATAAATGCGCATACTATTTTTACTTAATAAGTTCTGAAGCTTAAGCAACATATTTCTCATACCATTGTTTATAGCTTATGTTCCCATCTATATAGTAAATTTCACCTTCACTATCTCTAGCTATTCTTTCTATATCAAATGTATCTGCAAAATAAGGAATTATTGTAGTTCTGCAATTGGGATGAAACGGCGGAGCATTAACTCCTATTTCTTTTTCAGATACTTTAAATACTTTTCCATCCAATGATCTACATATTTTACTCGTATGTAAGTCTAAAGTAGCAAGTATTTCATATTCTTTAACAACTCCACTTCCAATATAGCTGTTAAATGTTGCTTTAGAAACAACATTAGCGCTTTCAGTATTAACCAATGTTCTAGCTCTGTTTCCACCTACTTCCATTCTTTCAGCTATTATTTTAGAAGTTTTATCTATGCTATCACCACGGATAAAGGCTTGTGTTAAATTAGTCTGTAGCTCCATAATTAACTTATCTTTGTTGTTCCATATCCTACTACTATAATTATCTCCATGCCATGGTTCTGTAATTACCTTATTTATTGTATTAGTATCTAACTTAGCAAAATTAATACCTATTCCTAAGCCTTTGTGTACTTCAAAGATATTCCTATAATAAGTATCCTCATATATTCCATTTAAAAGGCTTGTGGTATTATCTTGCTGTTTACTATATAAATCTTCTATGCTATTCCTTATTTGAGTTTGTAGAGCTTGTAACCTAGTAACTCTTACCTTATAAGATACATTATTTAATTCTTTTTCCCACTGCAAATTTTTATTATCTTTAGCTTTCCGAGTAAACTCTTTTAAGTCCATCTTAAATTCACGTAGTTCATTAGAATTTAAAAGCCTTCTAGCTTCTTGTAAAGATATTTCATTATTCTGCGAAAATCTGGCATAAAAAATTTCTATATCTTTTTGTATGCTGCTTAAAGCTTCCATATACTCTAAATGTAAACTTAGAATATAATTATCTGTTTTCTTAAACTGTTTACTAGCTACAACTTGAGAACGTTTTTCCCAGTAATCCCTACTCTTCATCTACATCATCCTTAGGATCATCTTCTAAAGGGAAATTGGGATACATTGATTCATGTTCTTCTTTCTGTTTTTTAATCTTTTCTAATTCATCTTTAGTAGCCCATGGATGATTGGCTACTATAGTTTCATCTGATATAATACCAACACTATTTTGACAATTATTAATACTATCAGTTTCATTTATAAGGGTATCACGATTGAAGATAAATTCTACATTTTCACCTGTATAATCTCCTTGTCCAGTATTAATTAAATGCTGATTCACAAACCACAATAGATATTCAAGTGATGCCTGGAACTCTGTCTCTATTATATTACAATCCATATCTAAATCATTATATAAAAACTTTAATGATATTCCAGATGGACTATTACCAAACTTATCTGATTGAGTATCTACACCTCTACCAAATTCGTAAATATCCTTTCGTGTTTGTTCTATATGAGTTTTATAAGCTTCAACATTAATTTCTAAATTCCTTGTTTCTACTCCACCATCACCAGCAACCTTAACAGCTCTGTAAAGGCTTATATTTCTTCTAAACTCTCCTAAGTTTTCACCATCATAATCCTTAAGAACATAGATACTATTGGGCAAGTCCTCAAGGTTATTACTATTGTCGCTTTTATTTCTGTCATAATCATCTACTAAGGACTTAACAAACTTAATTAATGGCTGTTCTTCATCATTGTATTTGAAATATACAAAAGGCACTTTAGACCAGGTAAATGACTGTTTATTTC